TTTAGGAATTGACCTGTTTTACCTGATTGGCTAGGGTAACTAAAATTATTTGCATTTGTCGCTACACCATCTAATTTACTTCCGTCTGTACTTACATTACGCCCATCAAAGGTGCTATTAGTTGTTACCGCACCTGAGAAAGCACCTCCACCCTTAGGCATAGCATTAGTAGCTAAGACACCATCAGCAGCCACATCACGACCATCTATAGTAGAATTGGTAGTCACGGCACCGCTAAAGGCTCCACCAGACTTAGGCATGGCATTGGTTGCTAAAATACCATCGGCAGCTACGTCCCTACCATCAAAAGTAGAGTTAGTGGTAACGGCTCCTGTAAAGGCTCCACCACTCTTAGGCATAGCAGCAGCACCAGCAGCCGCAACAAATGCTGTAGTAGCTATTTGTGTAGTATTAGTTCCTGCGTTAGCTGTTGGGGCAGCAGGTACACCTGTAAACGTAGGCGCAGCTATATTAGCTTTAGTAGCGGAAGCTACTTGAAGGGCGTCAAACTCAACATTAAACTCAGTACCTTTAATAGTCTTAAGTGGGTTTCCCGAAGCTAACGCATCTTTTGCTGCGAAGTTTGTAGTTTTAGAATAATTGGACATTTATAGTACCTTACCTTGTTTAGCATAAATTGTTAGCCTTTGCAGACTCATAGCAGAACCATTTATGGGCGCATTAAAACTTATTTGTAGAATGTTTCCTGATCCTTGTGCTGGTGCTGATTGATCATTTACTAGGATACCGCCACTGTATTCAATAAGATTAAATTCAGATATGTTGTACTCAGCTACAGCACCAGCGTCTAAAGTAAAAGTTTCTGAGAATATTGCTGGCTGATATTCATAACCTACTTGTAGTGAAAATGTTTGACCTGATATACCTACAGTAGTGGCAGATACTTTCTTTATAATTTTGTTTATGTCAGACAACCCTAAATCAAAATAATTACTAGAGTAAGCCATTACATATGGTTGTCCATTATCTCTGTGTTCTGTGTAAGTAGCTATTCCATTTATCTCTGCATAAAATAAACTAGACCCTACAGTAAGATAACCTTTAGGAGGAACGGCTGTCCAGAGTGTAGCCCTAAATGATCCATCTTGTAAAGGTGCTCTTGTATCAAAACAAAAGGTTTGGAATGTAGTAGGGAAAGATATTAAGTAAAAAGAATTAGAAGGTGAATAAACAGATTTAATATTATCTATATTTTCAAACTCTAAAGCTTGTATAATATCATCACTTACATTTTTAGATATGTCCCTCAGAGGCTGAGATTTCTCTTGTATGGTACGACTTAAGGAACGTACACCTGAGGTACTTAAAAACAATATGTCCTCACCAGTGCTCTGTACGGAGTCCCTAGCCACACATCCAACACCTTCTATAACCTCTACAAGTGTTAAACTTGCTGTAGTCATTCCTGTTTGAAAGTTATCACCATCACTGTAGACTATAATGTTATTCTTACAGAATATAATTAAGAATCCGTTATGAGCACCTAAAGCTACTATCTCGTCCATTCCCTGAGTGAGTACACCAGATATGTCAAGAGAGCCAGCAGTTCCCGTACTCCAATCAGTACCATCAAGTACATCACTAAAGTACACTGTAGTCTTGTTAGTAGGTGTATCGGCTGTCCATAAACGACCATAAGCAGCTAATACTGTGTTGGCTTTTTGTGATCCTGAGGTAGTTCCTGTGTGTACAGATATAGATTCAAAGGTGTTAGTACCAGTAAATACTAAAGGCAAATAACCTCTTTGAAAAAAATAATGATGGTCATTTAATGTAGCAGCTTGCCAGTTACCATCTAATATAGTGTCGTTAGTAGTAGGGGTAACAACAACAAGGTCTGTAGTTCCTTTGTAAAATTTAGTATTACTCCAGTTTAGTCGGGTGCTAACACCTGCAATGTCTATAAAATTTGACATGCCCTCTAAACCAATATTAGCGTTAGCGCCTGTTGAACCGCCTACAGCCGTAGTCAGTGTTTTCCAACCCTTACGTGCGCTTAAACGTCCTTGCTTATCAATAACAGAGTTTTCTGCTACAAGCGCAAATCCTTCTTGTAGTGTAACACCTGATTCTTGAGTGTTAAGTCCGTAAAACGCTGGTGCAGATATTGCTGCGGATATTATAGGTTTAGCCATTTATGAGGCCTCCCACACTAGAGAATTGGGGTCTTTACCTGCATCTAGTGATATTGCGTCTGTTAAGTATGCTGCGGCAAGAGCCTTAGCTGATACAGAAGTAACACCTCCATCTTCCCCACGTTCTTCCACAGCCATTGCGTATGCTAAAGCTTGTATAGGTAAGAAGGGAACTTTAATAGAAGCACTGTCTGCCAATACATCAGGTGAGCGTAATAACGCTTTAATCTTTATAGAGTAAACAGCGTCAGGTATAGGGTATAGTTTAATTTTTGTATTACCAGAACTATCTAAACCATCAAAGGTATAGTTAGTGGGAGTAGCTACAGGAGGTGTCCCGTTGAGAAACTTATCATCAAACCATAAGGGATCTTTATAAGATAGGAACCCATTGCTAGTATCATTTATTACAGCAAGAACTGTGCTCTTGTCGCCTGATCCTGTTATTGTGTATACGTGTGTATTAGCTTGAGTAGCCACTGTAAACGTATGGCGTAGGTTTGACCACGACCATGAGCTTTCTACGTACTCAATAGCGTCCTGCACAAAAATGCCTATGAGCTTAGAGTAGCTATTGTCTGCAATAGTAACAATCTCTTTCTCTCGTAGACGTATTAAAATATTGTTTACTATTTCTTTATATGTTTTCATGTAGCTCTACCATTTAATTTTTCTACTGTCCTAAGTCCTGCTAGTCCAAGCATTGCTAACGTAAGTTCAAGCATTGCGTCTAAAGGTAACTCAGGGCTACCTAGCTCTGGTGCTAACCATTGCAACACAGGGTTAATAACAAAGGCAAACAAGAAACCCATACCGCAAACCCACATGAGAAATGGACGGGCACCAGCCACGAAAATTGACCTGTGACCTGCCTGTACTTTATTAATCTCTGCTTGCATAAGGGCTGGCTTTAAAGCTAACCTTTGTTTCAACAAGTCCCCATGTGCCTTTTCTTCATCAGAAGTAAACACACTGTCAATTATATTGCCAATAGCTTCTATAGGTTGGGCAATGGAACTACCACCGCTAAATAAACTACTTAGTATACCCATTAGAATGTACCTTCCTTAAAGTAAAGCCAACTAGCTAGTAATACTGCACTGGTAATCCAAAGTATCTTTTTAGTAACGGACTTACCTACAGCAAGATAGAATCTTTCATAAGCCTTGTCTGCCGCTAACTCTGCTATTTCATTCTTCTCTGCTGCTGTTAATTCACGATCATTCATTTTATAAAGTTCCTTTTATATAAATTAACATACCTACAAATAAAGCTAAAAATAATACAGATAGTATTGTTATTACCAGACCTGTTTCTACATTATTCTGTATCTTCTTGTTTCTTACTTTTTGTTTTGCTGCCGCAGCTTTCTGCTTCTTATTAAACTCATCACGAAATTGTTGATACTTGTAGTACCCTAAAAGCCCTTGCTTGTTAAGCATGAACTCTAGTTCTTTCTCTTGTCTTTCAAGAGCTTGTTTAGCTTGGTAAGCCGCTAATACATCTCCCGTACCTAATTTAGCTTTCTGCTCTATAGACTGACTTGCGCCAAAGTATTTAGTTAAAGCTGAACCTGCATCTGCAATATCTTTGCCGTTAGAGAGTGTAGTCTTAATAACTTTAAAGGCAGCGTTAGCTATCATTAACTCTGCTAACATATCCATACCCTCCTTGTGTACTCTTGAGGAATACCATATGGCTCCCTAGATGGTTGCACTACAAGGTACTCTGCATTTACTTTGTTTACTGAGGGTTCAATTAATAGAGCTTGACCTGAGGGTGCTAGATCAGGAGACACGTGAATAGGGTATAACTCTAAAGGGCTAGACCACATTAAATACCTCTCATATCCTTAACACAGAAAGCTGTAATAGTTTTAGCATCTGTGACTCTAACTACTGAATAACCTACCATCGGGCTAACCACAGGCTCATAGCCTCCTATTGCACCTACACGAATTAACTCTTGCCTACACTTATTGAATGTGCTGTAGCTAGACATTATCAAAGGTACTTTAGGCTCACCAGTAGCAAGCATAGTGGCTAACACGATAGCCCACATTAGTAGTTACTGCGTATTTTCATTGTCTTTTTAGCTGGTGTTTTCTTCTTCTTAGGTTTAGCTGCTGGACGCCCTACTTTAGTACCATACGTTCCTTTACCTTGTGGCATGATTACTTACCTCTATTTTTAGCTGTTGTTGATAGTTCACTTTTATGGAACAAAGGCTTGCTAGTCTTAGTGTGCTTTGCACCTGTCATAGCTTTACCTGCTGTTTTATGTGTAGCGCCCTTATGCTCAACGCCACTCTTTAAGTAATGTCTAACTCCTTTCATAAGCTATGCCACCTTTCTTTTCTTAGCTGTTTTAGCAGCATTAACAAAATCACTAGCTTTAGGCCTACCTTTAGCCCCTTTAGGTTTCATTACTTCTTTAGACCCTGCCTTAATCCTCTTCTTTTTAGCATTGATATTTGCGTACAGACTCAAGATCACCTCCTATTGCTACCATTTTTCCCTGTTAGCCCAGTATGCTGCACTGGTCTTACCTTTGGCAATATTCTTACCATGTCGTGCTTTAAATGACTTACGTTTAGCTTTCATAGCTTCTGACTCGCCAGCTTTAGGCTTACCTGCTGTACTAGCACCCTTCTCACCAAAACGAATCATACGATCTTTGCCGTTATCTTTGATAAGAACTACATGGGACTTTTTTCCTTTGGCACTAGCCTTAGGCTTGTTGTAACCTTCAAAAGTTTCCCCTCTGTATTCTATGGACATTGTGTTTCTCGCTTAAATCAAAAGTAAAAAAAGGGAGCGTCAAGTTGTTACAAGAAGCTCCCTTTTTAGTTAGTTAATATTAACCATTCACAGCTAACAAGAATCCTGCATCAGGACGTAGTACCTTGTTACCATACAAGCGATCAGCAGTATACAAGGTTCCTAAGAACTCTTGCTTGTACTGTGTCTGAGAACGTACACCTAATTGCTCTGCAAGTACCATAGTATCTTTATGGGCTAACATAGCACCTCGGATTAGTCCACCTGCTGTTGCACCATTTTCTGCTGCTGTTTCAGTAACAGGGCAGTTAGTAGATACGTAAATATCGATACCATATAGCTCACCGATCTTACCATTTACAACGCCTTGACCATTAACAAAGTCAGAGCTAACGTAACGATCTTGACCCATGATTGCATTACGTAGTGCAGGTGGGATAACTAAGAAGCGATTATCCATAGGAACGTCTGCATCATCCATCTTCTGAATCATGTCACGTAAGAACTTGTCAGTAAATACGTCAACAGGTTTAACAGTATTATCTGCGTACTGCGTAGTGACACCATCAGCCTTTGGATAGAATGAAGCTGTAGTAGGGAATACTGATCCATTACCACCGCCAAAGCTCTTCATAAGGAGCATCATATCATCGTCTACTTGCTTGCCTAGGGCATAGCCAGCATCACCAGTGTAGAACTGACGTAGTGAAGCAAGTGCTTGTACGTTAGTAATATCTTCAATCATGCGTGAGTATTCAAAGTGCTTGTTGATAACTACTTGTACTTCGCCCTCTGTAGCATTTTGAATGGTTACTGCCGTTCCCTCTGCCTTAGCATGGGCGGCACCACGGACAGGCTTAGGGATATGAATTGTGTCACCCTTCTTGCCTTGCATGGAAATTTTCTTAACTAAAGGTGCAACTACAAGTGATTTCTCATAGGCTGCAATTACTTCATCTGACCAAATTTCGGGAATGAATGTGGCAGCAGAAGTGTTATCTACTGTGCCAGCTTGGTTGGGATAAGTGGAATCTGTCATTTTGACTTTCTCTCTATATTAGGTTATTTAACCCTTTTTTCTGCGTATGCTCGTTGTATATCGTCAGAAAGTGCTAAGTAGCGATCAGGGTCGGTTTTCATAAGTTTAATAATATCAGCGCGTCTGTAGATTTTCTTGGAAGTGCTTGAGTCGGGATTACCACGTGTGTATCCTGTAGACCCTTCCTTGACAGCCCTCTGTCTCCCATCTTTCTCTGATTTCAGCGTTTTATCAATAGAACCCTTACGATCTTTCCACAAGGAAAATAACTCGTTAGCTGATTCTACGTCATAGTGCTGATCTGCCGCAACAAACATACGTGTTCGTATCTGTGAAGCTTGTATCCACTCTGAAAACTTAGGATCAGCTATGATCTCAGGTATCTCAGGATGGGCTTGCTTTAAGGCTGTCATAGACGTTTGCTGTTTATAAGCCCTTGTCGATGCTTCTGCCGCTTTCACTGATGGGTGATTATCTATCGCCCTACTCATTGCTTTCTCAGGATCAGAATAAAAATCTAATTCTTCATCTGTTTCGTCAGTTGCCTTTTGTGGTTTCTGATCTTGGAGTTGTGTGTTGATATAACTATCGACAACATTACGTAAATCACCAACTTCTGAGCTTTGACGCCCTAGGAGCTTTTCAGCCTCTTGGTGCATCTGCACTACATCTTCTAATGACTTACCGCTATATTTGTCTGGCACTGCTACAGGTTCAGAAGTAGCCTCAGGTTTGCCTTGCTCAGGTTCCTGTAGGTTTTCTGTTTCTGCATCCATACCTTCCAAGCTATCAAAACGCTCACTATTTAAGTCCTCAGTATCAAGGATAACTGCTGCCATATTAAACTCCGTACCTTAGTATTATGGAGAAAGTAAAAATGAAAGGTTCCTAGTATTAGGAGTTAACTTTCTCTTCGTGGACTCTCGCACGTTCATGTTGTTTAGCCCATTTTAAAGAAGCACCAGCGAAATCGCCAGAGAATGGTTCTAATACAGCACGTGGAGAGGAAAGTTGTCTGGTTGCTAAGGCACTACAGGACTTACATTTCTGTGTGTCTGGTGAGCCTTTAACCATGTGTTCATTTACGTGCCCATTGGCACATTTGTAGTCATACACTCTATACATAATCTTCTACCCTTTCAGAATCTTCTTGTCCTGCTAAGGTTGTTTCTTCCATATTGAGTATAGCCCCTAAGATGTTAAGTTGTCCCTTACGAAAGTAAAGGTCTTTATCATCTTTGGTGTGTTCTACTGAGTTTATTGTGTCAGCATTGTTTTTTAAGTCAGATATTAGTGTTTGCCAACCTTCTGTCCTAAATAGTTCATTCATGCTTTTAAAATAAACTTCTAATTCTTTGTCTGCCATTTAAGATATTACCTTTTTAAAGTATCTTATTAATAATACATCTATTATACCACAAAGTAGCAAAAAAGTCAAGGTTTTTCTTTACTTTGCTTCTTAATTGTGCTAGGGACAGAAATAAGCTCCATTTTAGCTTCTAACTCTATGATTCTATTTAACAGGAGAGTATAACTATCATTTACCTGAGTAACCACATCTTGTAGTTCTTTATTGGACACCATTGTTACTGCCTCGTTGTTGATTATTATTACGTAAAGTCATTTCTTTATCTTTTAGCATACGATCTGCTACTGCCAGCCTACGTTCAAACTCACGATCATCATTCTCACCATCTCTCAGGTTGGTTGTAATAGCTTTTATACGATTAATCTCCATTTCCTGAGGTACAGCTTGAGCTTCTATCATTAATTTCTGTGCTCTAGCATTAGATTCTTGAGCTTGTGAAGATAATGCGGCTGTTTGAGAAGCTTGGAAAGCTAACTGAGCAGCTTGAGTCTCTTGAGCAGCCTTAGCAGCTTCTGGGTTAGGTTGTGCAGCTTCATCTATAAGCCCAATTAACTCTTCACGATTAGATAAGTTCATGTTGTCTACAATAGACTTAAGCATGATAGGGTAGTAAGGAGTTTCCTTGCCCATTGTCTGTAATAACTGTACCAGTTGACTGACCTCATACTCACGTGCGATAATACCTAAGGTACTTGACGCTCTAAAGTTGTAGTCAGATACAGGGTAAAGCTCAGGCTCATACTGCATATAACGCCAAGCTGCTTTCTTTACAAAAGGTATTAGAAAAGAGTCTTGGAAGTTAATCAAGGTACGCTTGTGTCTCTTGATAATTGCGCCTAGAGACATAGATATGCCAGCAGCAGTTGCCTCACCATTTATAGAACCTCCAACACCAGAAGAGTCAACGGCACCTGTAGATTGTTGAACCATTGACTGTAGTGCTTGAGCCTGAGCAAAAGTTATTTGACTTACGTTGCCAAAATTGAATGGATTAATGATCTCACGTGGATCACCATTGGTTAGTAGTAGCTTACCAGCACGAATCTCTGGCTTAGTGCCCCTAGGGATGCGTGTAGCGTCCATAGCAAGCATAGGGTGTACTGTGAGTGCTAGGGCGTCTATACGTGCCCTTAGCTCTGCGTCTAGGGCTTTCTGGCTGTTGTAGCCTTTCTCACATACACCACGACCCCAGAAGCGTGAAGGAACTACGTCCCAAGGAAATGCAACCACTGGTCGATCTTTCATCATGTATGGACTAGCTTCGGCCTTAAGTAAGTGACCTTCGTTAGCAATTATAACAACAGCTTCTATCCAATACTTTTCTTTATCTTCTTCGTCTAACTCATAGTCCAGTTCTTCCTCAAGCATGTGTCGAGGTACAAGACCATAATACTTAGTTAGGCGTGTCTTATAATCTTGGTAAGTTGTAAAGCTAGACTGATCCGCTTCAAGTTCAAAATCATCACTAGCCGAGCCTATATCAATATTACGATAGACACCTTGCTCTTGTAATTGCTCTACTGTGTGCTGACCAACAAACTCGTCAATGGCTACACCTAAAGCTTCTTCTATGTTAGTGGCTGTAGGGTCAATACGAAAGTTCTGTGGTAAGATAGGACGTAAGCGTACAGCAGTGCGTTTAGACACAGTGACACCTACAGCTTCCATAGCACCATCCATAATTGATTCAGTAGAAGGTTTCATCTCGTTAACTTCTTCTAAGACAACCTCACCTATGCCATTACCAAAGACTGCTGCGTTGATTAGACACTCTGATACGTCCCTACGTACCTTGCACATATCAAAATCTTCATGTAACTTGTTACGTAAAAACTCTATGTCTGCGCTATCTGAGTCTCCTATATTGTCCCTAATGTCAAAGTATGTACCACGACCAAAGGTAGCCTCTTCTATCTCAGCTACGTTAGACTCTACTGCCTGTTGTAATGCTGGAGCTATGATACGACTACGTTCTGCCTGTCGTGTCTTATCCTCTGCTGCCCACTGACCACGCCATAGGCGATAGTATTCTTGGTGCTTGTCTGAGTAGTTATTGTCGTAGTAGTCTCCCCAATCATCTACTTTGTTCATAACCCACGCTTTGAGTGTCTGCTCAATGATAATTGGATCAGTTGATTCATTGTTATCGTTTAGGTACATTTTCATAATTTAATATCCAGAAAGTGAGTCAAGGACTTCAAAGTTATCTAACTCTTCAAAGTTACCAGTGTAGGTTACTTTAGCTAACTGATCTATGTAAGCCAGTGAGTCTATCAAGTCGTCATGGGTCAAAGGGTCGGGAAAAGCAAATAACTGGTCAAGAAAGATAGGGTGCCATTCTTTTTTCTTTTTATTTAAGGTTACACGACCATGCTCAAAACGACCCTGTAAGGCCCACATGATTCTATCAGTCTTACGTTGATTGCCGTGAGTTAGTTCCTCTACACGAAAGTAAAAGTCCTGTCGTTTCATCATATCCATTAATGGTGACATAACAGCTTGTTTAGAGATACCACGCTCTATGCCAATAGACAAAGGTTTGTAGTCCCTTACTGCTTGAAATATCTTACGTGCTGTTTCATCTAACGTCCATCTACCATGAATAACGTCCTCGATAAACCAACCATCTTCATCTACCCACACTATAGATATAGCTGACGAGTCTAAACGGCTTGTGTTGCCTTTCTTTTTAGATACGTCTTGAAAGCCAGCTAAGTCAATAGCAATGTAGTAGTCACCCTCTGACAATGGTTTATCACCAAAGTTTAACCATTCCTCTTTAAACATCTCAGAGCCTTGGTTCTTAAAACTAGCCATGAACTCTTGCTGAAAAGCGTGAGTTGACATAGATTTCTTAGCTACGTCTATTTCCTCAGGGTCTAGTGTTTCATTGTCGTAACTGGTAAAGTGCCAAGCTGTAAACGTAGTATCTTCATCACCACTTAGCTCTGCGTACTTGAATAGATCATAGAAGTGATTACGACCCTTAGGTGTGCCTATGAATAAGCAGCCTCCCTTTTGGTCAGCTAAGGCTGGTCTTAGTATCTCTTCAAACACCTCAGCTTTCATGTCTGCGTACTCGTCCAGCACTAGAAACTTTAGACTTACGCCTCGCATAGTGTCTGGTCTGTCTGCACCCTTAAGGCTAATGGTGGAACCATTGATTAGGGTTATCTGCATATTGTTTATGTGTGAACTTCGTATGACAGGAGCACCTAGCTCTACCAGTAGTTTCCACATAATGTCTCTAGCCTGACCTTGTGTAGGCGCTACGTAGAACACGTGTGAGTTAGGTAGGTGAGCCTGTAAGCCGTTGACAATCAACAACCAAGCAGCTAGGCGTGACTTACCACACCTTCGACCTGCTGCAACTACTCGGAATCTAGTCTGGTCTGCCCATACTTTCTTTTGCCACTCAAGTAGTTCAATCTGTAAGTCACTCATACTACAGTGTACTCCCCTTCTTGAGCATCTTCTGGTGGATCATCAGGAGACTGAGGAGAACTTATGTCAGTTTGTCCTACACCAGTTATATTGATCTGTATGGCTGACTTGCCTCCACCCTTAATTATTTCCTTCTCAAAGGCTGCTATGGGAGCTACACGATCCATGACAAGCTTCCACGCTGACGCTTGGTTCTTATGGTCATGGTCTAAGGCTGCATCAAAGATAGCGTCCAGCACTTTAGCTGACTTAGGTGACGCAAGCATCCTAGCTTTGTACTCGTTGATAATCGTAGCGTCACCTTTAGGCCGACCAATAATCCCCTTAGGTTTCTTTAGT